GTTCGGTTTTGCGGATCCGCTGCTTGTAAATTCTGACATGACGATCATCGGCGGCCATCAGAGACTGACCGTTGCGATGGACCTTGGGTTTACCGAAGTACCCTGCGCAGTCGTCGATGTGGATAAGGTCAGAGAGAAAGCACTGAACATTGCGCTCAATAAGATCACTGGTTCCTGGGACGAGGCAATGCTGGCTGATCTGCTGGCAGATATCCAGGACAGCGATTTCGATGTCGGGAAGACCGGTTTCGAGCCGCCTGAGATCGAACAGCTTTTTAATAAGGTGCACGATCAGGATGTGAAGGAAGATGACTACGATGTTGACAAGGAACTCGAGAAGCCGACCTTCTCCAAAGAAGGAGACCTCTGGATCTTGGGAAAGCACCGTGTTCTCTGCGGCGACTCCACTAATGAAGAAAACTATGTGAAGCTCATGGAAGGGCAACAGGCCAACCTGGTCCTGACCGATCCTCCGTACAACGTTGATGTCGAGGAGACTGCCGGCAAGATCAAGAACGACAACATGCCGGATGAGGATTTCTACAACTTCCTCCTGGCTGCCTTCAAAGCCATGTACGCAAACCTGGCGGATGACGGATCCATCTACATCTGGCACGCCGACACAGAAGGACTGAACTTCCGTAAGGCATTTAAGGATGCAGGCTTTTATCTTTCCGGTTGCTGCATCTGGAAGAAGAACTCTCTGGTCCTGGGTCGATCACCATACCAGTGGATTCATGAGCCCTGCCTCTTTGGCTGGAAGCTGAAGGGCAGCCACAAGTGGTACTCCGACAGGAAGCAGACCACCGTCTGGGAATATGATAAGCCACGGTCTTCGAAGGACCATCCGACCATGAAGCCGGTCGTCCTCATGAGCTACCCAATCCGGAACTCCTCCGCGACGAACGGCATCGTTCTCGATCCATTCCTGGGATCTGGGTCCACACTGATCGCATGCCAGGAGACAAACCGTGTCTGCAGAGGCATCGAGCTTGATCCGAAGTTTGTCGATGTCATTGTGAAGCGGTTCTGGCTCCACGAGAAGGATACCGGCAAGGATCTCCGGGATGAAATCAAGGTCATCCGGGAAGGGCAGGAGCTGACCCTTTCGGAAGTCTGTCAGACACTGGATGAGGAAGAGTCATGATCGTCTTTATTATTGTCCTGATCGTTATCGCAGTAGTTCTCTCTATCCTGTTCTGCGCAGCGGCAGCAATCCTGAACGCTGGCCAGATGCAGGATGAGGATCATATGCGGGAAGACGAAGAGCAGATCCACTATATCGAGGAATACAACCGCAAGAAGGCAGAGAAAAAGAGATCATCCTAAAATGCACAATTTTACCAGGCACATTTGTGTAATAGGTCAATCTTTGAAAATCCGGTCGAAATGACTGGATAATCCTTCGCCGCAGAGTGATGTATAGGACACCGAAAAGGTAAACAGCATCAGAAAGCGAAAGGAGAAAAGAACATGCTTACATTCACAAAGAAGACAGACGACAGAAAGGCCCTGGTAAAGAGACTCGGAGAGCTCACCGGAATTAAGCCGCATTACAACGGGATGCCGGACTGTACTTACACAGTCGGAGCTTACACGATCGGGAAGGACGGAAGCCTTATGGTGGAGGATACCGACATGGATCAGAACATCATCAACACCCTGGTAGAGGAAGATCTTATTGAGGGTACGGAGCTGCCTGCAGCAGAAACCAAGGAGCCTGAAGAAGCAGCTGAGGAAGAGACCGAAGAATCGACCGAAACATTCCCAATCGAGCTGAACATCGAACTCCCGCTGGAAGGGCATACCGGGATATCGATCCGGAACCTGGTGAGCGAGATCTACTCGAGAGCAGGACTTCTTGCCAAGGCCATCGGTAGCACCTTTACAGTAACCGAGGCTCTGGTAAAGGAACTCCAGCAGGATGAGAATACGGAAAGCCTGGAGAAGGCAATCGCATGCATCAAGAACCACGCCGGAGAACTTGCCGGCATCGAGTTCACCGATGACCGGATCCGCTTCACCGGATTTCCGGAGGCAGAAGATGCCGATGAGGTTAAGGCCTTCATGGACCTGGCTTCCCTGATGACCAAAGCCGCCAGAGAACAGAAACGGATCATGGCGAAGGAGGTCGACGATAGCAACGAGAAATACATCACCAGGATCTGGCTTCTTCGCTTAGGCATGAAAGGTAGTGACTACAAGACCACCAGAGCGATCCTTCTTAAGAACCTTTCCGGCCACATCGCCTTCAGGACCCAAGAGCAGATCGATGCCGCAAAGGAGAAGGCAAAGGCAAAGCGTGCGGCCGCCAAAGCCGCCAAGCAGGCCGAGGAGGTGACAAGCGATGCAGTTTCCGAGTAAGGAAGTAGTCGAGCGCATCCGGAAGGAATATCCGATTGGAACTCGCGTAGAACTTGTAAGGATGGATGATCCCCAGGCGCCGCCAGTCGGTACCCTGGGCACTGTCAAGGGAGTTGATGACATTGGTTCTATCATGGTTTCCTGGGACAATGGCAGCAGCCTTTCAGTTGCATTCGGTGAAGATGCATGCCAGGTAGTACCAAAGGTACTGACGGATAGAATCAAGGACCAGATCTTGAAGGTCCGCGATACCGGGAAGACTAACATGTTTGATATTCCGGCTGTGCAGAGGATCGCTTTTGATCTTGAATGCTTCGACCTTGTCATTTTTCTTGAGGATCACCGGAAAGAATATACCGACTTCATCATGACCGGAGTACAAAAATAGACAAGATTGAGCCTTCAATCTTGTGTAGTTTATCTGTCAGAATTAACTGGATATAGTGCCGCCGCAGAGTGATTAATACAGTACCGAAAGGGAAAACACATACGGAGGTAAAAAACATGAGATCACTTGAAAAAGACTACAGAAGGTACGAAGCCATCAACAAAGCCTATGAGGCAGCAGGAAAGAGTGAGGAAGCCGGAGAAAAGGCCAGAGCCGACTACCATGTACTCCTTGAGGAAGTCAGGGCCGAAGGAAAAGATTACGGAAACCTGATGCGCCTCTACACACAGATGAAGGAACGCGAAAACACCTACATCGACCTGGACGGAACCTACGAGGATGAAGAGCACATTCTTGAAACCTTCCGCACATACGGAATCAAGGCGTTCACCTTCACAAGCGGCTGGACTTCAGCACTTGAGAGCCTTTGGAAATTCGAACAGGCTGGCGCCAAGAGCCAGGGCATGATCGAGGTCAACGGCAATAAGAGCTACCATTTCGGTGATGCGGAAGCAACCTTCGATAAGAAACACGGCTTCCTTCTCACCATTGACTGAGAGGAGGCAAGGCCATGTGGAGCCAGTGATCGATTGGAATACCAAGCGGAGACGGAACCTATACGGTATGCAAATACTGGATGAAGCATTTTGATGAGCCAAGTGAGGAGTACGGCATCGATGGCGGCAGGATTTCAAAGCTCGCGATCAAGGTAAACGGCAGGTACACAGCTAACTACGACAGAGGTTGGGACATGGACCCGGAGGATGAGGCAACGGCAATCGCCTGCCAGATCCTTATGCAGCAGTACAACTGAAAACGAAAGCAACCGGGAGGTGGGAGCCATGAGGCTCCCTTCTCTCGTACACATAGATTATTGAGGACTGGCTCTAGCTGGTCCTTTTCTTATACAGAAAACCGGGAAGGAGGGATGTGGCATGGCTACCAGAGGAAGAAAGCCAACGCCGACCGCGTTGAAGGTCCTCGAAGGCAATCCTGGTAAGCGCCCGCTGAATAATTCGGAACCGAAGCCGCTGAAGAAAGCACCGAGCTGTCCGAAGTGGCTGGAGCCGGAAGCAAAAAAGGAATGGAAGAGACTCGCAAAGCAGATGGAGCAGCTTGGAATTCTGACGGAAGTCGATATGGCTGCATTCGCCGGATACTGTCAGGCCTATGCGCGGTGGAAAGAAGCTGAAGAATTTATCACTCAGCATGGGACGATTGTCCGGACACCTTCCGGTTACTGGCAGCAGGTCCCGCAGGTATCGATCGCACAGACCTACCTGAAGGTCATGAACCGTTTTGCAGAGCAGTTCGGATTAACGCCTGCATCCCGTAGCAGGATCGTTGCGGACAGCAACAACACTGGTCCTTCCGATGACATGGAGGAATTACTCGGAGGCGATGGTGAATGACAGAGAGACCGGCAGATTATCCAAAACTGAAAAACTACAAGCCGAGCCGGTTTATGCTGCCAGCTTCTCACTATGACAAGAAGAAAGCAGACCGGGCGGTCCGGTTTATCGAGAACCTGAAGCACACCAAGGGCAAATGGGCAGGCAAGCAGTTCTGGCTGCTTCCCTGGCAGGAGCAGATCATCCGGGACATCTTCGGGATCGTTGATGAGAACGGGCACCGGCAGTTCCGGACAGCCTACATCGAGATCGGGAAGAAGAACGGAAAGTCAGAACTGGCAGCGGCCGTTGCTCTCTATCTTCTGTACGCAGACAATGAGCCATCCGCAGAAGTCTATGGCGCTGCGGCTGACCGGCAGCAGGCGTCAATTGTCTTCGATGTTGCCCACCAGATGGTCCGCATGACACCGGCGCTGATGAAGCGCTCCAAGATCATGGCAGCCACGAAGAGAATCGTCAATTACAAGAACGCGGGTTTCTACCAGGTCCTGTCCGCCGAGGTCGGGACCAAGCATGGTTTAAATGTCTCTGGCTTGGTGCTGGATGAGGTACACGCCCAGCCAAATCGGAAGTTATATGACGTTTTGACCCAGGGCTCCGGCGATGCCAGAGAGCAGCCGTTGTACTTCCTGATTACGACAGCCGGAACGGATAAGGAGAGCATTTGCTATGAGCTGCACACCAAGGCACTGGATCTTCTGGCAGACAGAAAAGTGGACCACACTTTCTACCCGGTGGTCTATGGCCTTACCGACCAGGATGACTGGCACGACGAGAAGAACTGGTACAAAGCGAATCCCTCCCTAGGGCAGACGCTCCAGATTGATCGTGTCCGGGATATGTATCACCAGGCATTGGAGAATCCGGCAGAGGAGAACGTGTTCAAGCAGCTTCGACTCAACATGTGGGTCTCTTCGATCACACGGTTTATTCCGGAGCAAATCTACGACAAAGGAAATATCCCAATCGATGTGGATGCTTTAGCTGGCAGGGAGTGTTACGGCGGACTCGATCTTTCGAGCACCGGAGATATCACAGCCCTTGTCCTGATGTTTCCACCGAGGACTGAGGATGAGAAATACATTATGCTGCCTTTTTTCTGGGTACCCAAGGACACGATCCCTCTTCGAGTGAGACGGGCATCTGTCCCATATGACGTCTGGTATCAGCAGGGTTACCTGCAAGCGACCGAAGGTAACGTGATCGACTACAACTTCATCGAAGCCTTCATCAACAAGCTGTACGAGAAATACAACATCAAAGAGATTGCAGTTGATAGATGGAACGCAACACAGCTCATCCAGAACCTGACCGACGACGGATTCACAATGGTTGCATTTGGCCAGGGCTTTAAGGATATGTCGCCACCTACTAAGGAGTTCTACAAGCTCCTGATGGAAGGAAAGATCATCCACGGCGGTAACCCGGTCATGAGATGGATGAGCGGAAATGTAGTCGTCGACCGTGATGCAGCTGAGAACATCAAACCTACGAAAGCAAAGTCGCCGGAGAAAATCGATGGCATTGTTGCAGCCATCATGGCGCTGGATCGCTGCGTCCGGCATGAGAACACAACGAGCGTTTATGACGAACGTGGATTGATTGTGTTTTAAGGAGTACACATGAATATTTTTTCAAGAATTTTCAAATCAAGAGCAGAGCCCAGAAACAGCCTGCCGGGTGATTCCTACCGGCCATTCATCGGAAGAACAAGCTCAGGAACCTCTGTAACCCAGCGGTCATCGATGCAGCTTACAGCAGTTTACTGCTGCGTCCGGGTTCTTGCGGAGGCAGTGGCAGGCCTTCCACTGATCACTTACCGCTACGGTAAGGACGGAGCC